AGATTAATTGCTGGTCTTATGATCGTATTGCTCGTCACAACCATTATCATGCTAATGCTTTTCGGGTATGAGATGATTACGCATGGATGTGTTACGTGTGTTTATTAACCGCCCTCTTTAAAACGGGCAAAAAGCGGGCGGAGTTTTTTATATAGAAATTAAGTATCTGTATTTTTATTAGAAAATTTCATTTCTGTGTAAGCCTGACTGATTAATCTGGCGATAAGTCGAGAAACATTTTCGCCAGACTTCTCACATAAACCTATTATTTGCTCTTCCATAACTGGAGTAGTATAAAAAGACGTTATACGTTTATTGTTTTTGTTTATTTGTTTTGGCATCGTTTCCTCAGTTAAGTTGATTTCTTCTATAGATCTCGAAAAATATCTATATCCACCATAAGCATTATCTAGTCTATCTACTGCTCTTCTTGCTGATTGACGAGTTTTGTATTTGCCCATGATTACGTTAGTTTTTCTGTCTACTACTTCGTACATTGTCGTTTCCTCTTATTTAGTTAATTGTTGTCTATGAAGTGCATAATATACTAATAGGTTAGTATATACAAGTGTTATTTATAATATATTTAAAATAAATAGTGATATACTTTTTTATATAACGATTAAGGTATTAACGACATGGATGTCATCCCAACAGAGCACGAAGAATGCGTTGTATTTGTAGAGTGGTTACGGCTACATAAGATTCCTGTGATCCATATACCTAATGAAGGTAGAAGGTCATATGCGATGGGGAAGCAGCTTAAACGTATAGGGTTAGCAAAGGGCGTCCCAGATTATTTTATACCGCTTATGCGTAAAGGATTTGGCGGATTGTTTATCGAGATGAAGCGTAAGAAAGGGTCTGTTGTCAGCCATGAGCAGCAAGACTGGATACTTCAATTAAATAAAAATGGGTATAGATCTGTAATCACATATGGAGCTGATGAAGCTATTGAAGTGATGAATCAATACTTAAAGGGGAATTAATGTTTGATAAGATTTGCGAATCATTAATGATGCTAGCTTTCACAATGTTCATCGTTTCAGTAGGTATTTGCGCTACATACAAAGTAATAGAATTTACATTTATAGAGCGATCTAAATGAATATTTTATTATATTAACGTGTTCCACGATTGGTTTTGTATTGGGACATATAATTTATAAATATCTGCTTTTTTAACCAACTGTGCTATAATTGTCCTGTTATAATTATGGATTATTATGCATGCATTCATACTACGGATTACTACCTGAAATCTCAATTGCGCAACACAAGAAACTACTTAACTCATGGCTTGAATATCATAAAGAAGAACACATCAATCGATCTGTAAATCGAAAAGTCGTATTAACTCCACCTAAATCTTATGGCAGACGCCTAACAAAATCATTTTTCCATGTGGATGTTAAATAATTTCATGGACTATAAGTGGCCATGTTATTAGAATACTATTTGTGCAACTGGAGTATAAAGAGGAATTCAAATGGCTAAGAGTAAGTTTAAACCGATCTCATTTGACGAACTGCATAAGCTTAAAGAAAAGTTGCCTCCTGCGCAACAACCACAAAAACAACCGGGGACAATATGCTAAAGAAATGCGATAGCTGCAATGGACAGAAGAAAATAACTGGATTGGGAATGTTGATGCATGATTGTAAACCATGTAGCGGGATTGGTTGGATCGATGAATTGCCTGTAACTGAAACTCCTGTAGTACTTGAAGTTAAAATAGCTAAGTCTGCAGCGCCAATAAAGCGTGCGAAAACATCCCGGAGCAAAAAATAATGGCTGGTGAATATATAAATTGTGGTTGTCCTACCGATGTGATTATCACTACTAAAGAAGGTCTTAAACAAGGTGTTGAAGAGCATTTGAGTTCATGCGTTTACAGTGCTGATAAAGCATCAGATGAACTCCATGCTCGAGTAGTTGAATTAGAATTACGTGCAGATAGATTGGAAGAAGAATTGCATAGTTATTTGCAAAATTCGGTAGCAAAATCCGAAGCTTTCTGGAAACGGTGGTTCAATCTATGACAAGACCTCGCAAACCAAATCCATTTAACAATATGAACAGACGTAAAGATATTACGTTGACGACGAAGCAACAAAAGTTTGTTAATGCGTATATATCTAATCCTGATACAGCGCATGCTGTTAGAGCTGCAGGATACAACACTAAGTATCCAACACAAATGGCAAGTCAGCTATTAGCATTACCACACGTTAGAACTGAAATAGAGCGTCGTAGGCGTGCGATGGACATGACTAGCGCATTGACCTACGAACGTAAGTTAAAAATGGTTGAGGAAGCCTTAACAGAGACTCACGCTGATAAAGATTGGCAGCCATTTGTTCAGATCATTAAAGTTGCTAACGACATGCAAGGTCATAACGCACCTAAAGAGCAGGTTAATCTCAACATTAACGAGTCCATAAAATCAGTTAAAGATGCCAGGATTAAATACAAAGAATATTAACCCTAAGGATGCTACGTGGTTGACGCAACGCAAGCGGAACATATTGCTCTACGAAATGAGTTACTTAGCTCATTGCTTGAGTTTACGCGCACATTTTATCTTTTGCGAACAGGCAGAAAGTTTGAACTTAGCAAACCTCTTGGACGTGAATCGCATTATATTTCTATTTGTCGGGCACTCGTTAAAGTAATCACGGGTGAGACTAAGCGCTTAATCATTAATGTCCCGCCTCGTCATGCAAAAACCGAATTGCTAATCCACTTTGTATCATGGGCAATGGCTCAGTTCCCTGATTCTAATTTTATTTACGTCAGTTATTCACTCTCCCTTGCTAAGCGTCAAACACAGACTATTAGGCAGATTATGCAAATGCCTCAGTATCGCGATATATTCGACGTTAATCTCAAAGAAGATTCAGCTGCTAAAGATAATTTTGAAACAACCGATAATGGCTCCGTGTACGCTGCTGGAGCAGCAGGTACCATTACAGGTCGTGGTTGCGGAATAAAGGGCGCTATGAGATTCGGAGGCGCCTTCCTGATGGATGATATGCATAAGCCTGATGAAGTTAATTCAGATAAGGTTCGTGAGGGCGTGATTGAATGGTTTTATAACACTGCGCAGAGTCGTTTAAACGATCGTGATACGCCTATTATATTTATTGGTCAGCGATTACATGAAGCAGATCTTCCAGCACATTTAATTAGTACAGGTGATTGGGAAACATTGATATTGCCTGCGTTAGATAAAGCTGGGAATGCATTAAATCCTGAAATGCACGATGTTAAAGCTTTGCTTAAGATGAAAGAAGAAAATCCATACGTATATGCAGCTCAATATCAGCAAGATCCTCAACCTGCTGGCGGTGGTATATTTAAGCCTGAATGGTTTTATTTGACTGAACCTGAGCAAGAGCCAGAGATACTTGCTACATTTATTACGGCGGACACAGCAGAAACCGATAAAAGCTATAACGATGCTACCGTGTTTTCATTCTTCGGTATCTACAAAATATTCCATGGCGACATTGAGACAGATACTTATGGTTTGCATTGGATTAACTGCATTGAGATACGCGTTGAACCTAAAGATCTTGAATCAGAGTTCATGGCTTTTTATGCAGGATGTATGCGTTATAAAGTTAAACCGATGATTGCAGCCATTGAAAAGAAATCAACTGGGGTGACATTGTTATCAGTATTAAAAAAAGTTAGAGGACTGAGATTAATTGAAATAGAGCGCACCAAGTCGTCTGGAAGTAAAACCACACGATTCTTGGAGATACAACCTATCGTAGCTTCTAGGTATATTTCCTTGCCTGAAGATGGCAAGCATACCCAAATGTGCTTGGAGCATATGCGTAAGATTTCTGCAAATGATTCGCACCGTCATGATGATATTTGTGACACACTCACTGATGCTATAAAACTTGCGTTAATAGATCGTGTGATCATCAACAGTCTTGCTGTTAAACCGCAATACGATAAAGCAGCACAAATAGTAATGGGTAATTTTAATAAGATTACCCAGTTAAAGCAGCTAAGGAATAGCTATTAATGTACATACATAAAGGAATATTGACATGGCAGTCGCTCAGACGTATCAAAACGAACTAAGTCGTATTAAAGATAATGTTGAAAAGTCATACCTATCATTCAGACCTAATTATGAACGTTTCAGTAAGTTTCGTAAGTTTGTCTTTGAGTCATCGCTCACTAATGCAGATCGTGAAATCCTACAAACCAGAGGCATTCCAGACTTAGAATTTAACGTGTTGGAAAGCTTTGTATCACGGTTACGTGGTGAATTCAGTAAGCAAGAACCTTCTATTTCTGTGATGGCAGATGATGGTGCTGAAGTTGATCCACAGGTGATTAATGTTGTTGAGGCGCATATACGTCACATCATTAATGACGCTAACAAAGAAGGTTGTGAGTACAATGTTTACACAGATACGCTGTCAGGTGGCTTCAGCGTACTTAAAGTTTGGACAGAATATGCTCATTCAATGTCACACAATCAAATCATTAAGGTTGGGCGTGTATTTGATCCTATTCTTTGCGGCTTCGACCCTCTAGCGCGCAATCCTTCAAAGTCGGATGGTAGATTTTGTTTCGAGTTGTATCCCAAATCTTGTGAAGAGTTTGAGAAAGAAAACCCAGGCGTGGATCTGAAAGGGATTCAATTCTCGCGTAGTTTAGAAGGATTCAACTGGGGTTATACGAACCAGCGTGAAGACATATTATTGATTTGTGATTACTACGAGCGCAAGAAGAAACGCACAAAGATTGTTCAGGTAGTAAATGGCAAATCAATGACTGAAAAGGACTATAAAAAGTTCGTGGAAGATTGGGAAGCTGAAGGTCATATAGAGCAAGCTCCAGGAATCGTTGGTAAGCCGCGTTGGACAGACATTGAAACTATTTGTCGTTATAGATTCATAGAAAATAAGATGATCGATTACGTTGAAACAGATTTCAAATATTTACCATTGGTGTTTGTTGACGGTAATTCTATTTATTTACGTAATTCAACGAATGCTTCTGTTGAGCAAATGACACGTCCGTATGTTTACCACGCTATGGGTATTCAGCGTTTGAAGAACTTTGCTGGTCAGTCTCTTGCAAATGAACTTGAGAACACAGTGCAGCATAAGTTTATGATCACTGAAGAAGCATTGCCTGATGGTCCTTGGTTGAACGCATATACTAACCCACAAGTTCAGCAAGTATTAGTATCTAAGGGATTTAAAGACAATGACCCTAATGTCCCATTGCCACCACCAATGCCAGTTCCACGAGTCCCAGCGCCACCTGAAATAGCACAAACATTTACGTTATCTGATCAGATGACACAGGCGATATTGGGTTCATACGATGCTTCATTAGGTATCAACGATAATCAGTTATCAGGTATAGCTATTGTTGAAGGTGCGACACAGTCTAACGCCGCTGCAATGCCATATGTTGTAGGTAACATGCAGGGATGGAATCAAGTAGCACAGATATTGATTGATCTTATTCCTAAGTATTACAAAACACCTAGAACGATTCCTGTTGTTGGTATAGATGGTAAAAAGACCTATCAGAAGATCAATCAAGACAATGGAATTGACATTAATTACGATGAAAATGCACTTCAGGTTAAAGTTGAAGCAGGGGTTAACTTTGCGATACAGAAATCACGTGCTTTACAGCAAATTATAGCTATGATGCAAGCTTCA